GCACCAATTTTGGTTGCGATTGCGCCATAGCCGTACATTGCTACAAGGATTTCTCCTGATGCAATTACGTCAGCACGAAGCTGGTATGTTGGTGACTCGTACCATGTGTAGGCAGTTGGGTTGATGATAAGAATTGAATCATCCTTGTCTGTGTTGTTGTCTGTTGGGACGTTTGCAGAGACATAGAGATCAAGACCAGCCACGTTGCCGCGGATTGAATCTGGACGTACGATACCAGCAGCGTTGCTTGGCTGTGCTGCCATGTAGATTGGGCGTCCTGAGTCGTTTAGTGTCATGAGGTTTGCCCATTGTGAAGTGTTCATCAAGATGTTGCGAGCAAAGCCCTGTGTGTTTGTGTAAACAGATGCTGCGCCGCGTGATACAACACCAAGCAACTCTGATGCTGTTGGGTATGTTGTAAGTGTTGTTGAGTCTGCTGTTGCACCAGCTGCAATTGCTGTGTAAACAGCCTTGTCTGTTGCAGCTGCATATTGCGCTGCCATGTTGTTCATCAATTCTGTGATGAATAGTGGTGAAGAACGGTCAAAGAGTTCAACTGAGAACTGCTGTTGTCCAGCATACTTCTTAACTGATACTGTGACGAATGATGACGCCTGATCTGTGTTAGATGGTGTGCCAGCTTCTGCTGTCTCTGCAACTGTTGGAAGTGTTGTAATCTTAGGAATCTCGAAAGACATTCCTGCATCTGGCAATACGCCTGTAGAGATTGCATCGATTGCTGAACGTGTGTTGTTAGCAAGTCCGTTGATTACTGTTGTGAGCTGACGTGTTGGAATAAGGCCAGCGTTATCTGTTGTATCAGCTGCTGCGCGGACATATTCGCGTGCTTCATCTGATCCGAGTGATGCTCTGATTGTCATTTCCAATTGCTTTGGAGCTGAGAAATCAAGGCGTGGCTTTGTGTAAGCCATTGCTGTGACAGTAGGACGAGCAGCTTCCACAGCCGCAGCTTCTACTGGTGTTGCTTCAACTGTATCTGTGATTTCCACGGAAACTGTCTCGCTTTCTGTAGTTGGGGTTTCTTCGACAGGGAGTGTTTCCTCTGCCGCAATCTCTAATACCTGAGCAGACTTAAATGCTGGCTCTGTGACTAGAGAAACTTCTTTTAACTTAGCCGCCGAGACGACTGTGTGGCCATCGCGTGATGGCTTTGATGAAATGATTTCAGCTCCGATTGAGAGCCCTGAGACCAAGCCTTCTTGTGCCATGAGGAGAGCATCGCTGCCGCCTGTGCTACGGGATAACTTGAATGTGGCGTAGATGCCATCTGCGCGAGTTTCAGCAGCAATCATGCGGCCAATAGGCTTCTTCATGTCGTGCTGTGATAGAAGTTTAATTTTGCTAACATCGCCAATCTCAATTGAGCCAGCCTCAAAGGTGTAAGCGCCGAGGTTAGTGTTACCAACTTCGCCTGTACCAATTGGCACGATTTTGCCAGAGATTTCTCGGCGATCCTCGTTGCACTCAATAGATGCAGCTTCTATGTATAGGGTTTCCATTAGATTCCGTTCTCGCTTCCGTTAGGAGTTAAATCTTCCATTTCCATTGCCTGTTCAGTTGTAATGAGACCAAGCCCAAGCATCTTCTCAAGAACGAGAAGTCGCTCCATTGGTTCTGTGCGTAAGAATGTGTCATCTAGAGAGAACTTAACGTAGTGACCTGCTGTAGAGATATCGTCCATGGATAGGCGTGACTCAATTGCAGACACATAAGGCTGGAGAGTAAAGGCGACCATCTGCTTGCGCTCATCTTGCACGTTTGCATAAGTCATTGTTGTGTTCATTGATGCAGAGACATAATAAGGATCAACAGAGCAAAGACGTGCACACTCTGTAGCGTTTGTCTGGATTGCGTCCTGATAAGCCATGTCTTTAGGGCTAAATCCGATTGCTTGGTAATCAATAGTAGAAGTTAGATAGGCTGTGCCGTTATTCTGACGAGCGCGCTTCCAAGCAGAGAGAAGTCCAGAGACTTCTTGTGGTGGGAGGTCTGCGCCTGTATTTTTTAAGAAGCCAGTTGCAGAAGGTGTAGCAAGTGCAACACTAGCTGCTTTCTGTGCATCAAGTGCTGCCTTGATTGTCTGCGCGCCTATGCCTAGGATGCCTTCATCTTTCTGGAATGTAATAAGCGAACCAAGTCCAGCCATAGGGACGGGCTTACCATCAACGCTGTATTGCGTTACGAATTGGGTTGTAGGATCAGTTAGGAAACTTACGCGAGTGTTTGCAATCCAATTAGCGCGAGCCATGCGACCATCTTCAGCATAGACTTCAGTAATCTGCCAGAACGCCTGACCATACATAAGCAGACTGTCCAGCGTAAAATACATAGTCAAGAAACGAGGCTGGTGAATAGAAGGCTGCTCAACCCATCTAGGAGCAGGAATCTTTTCGCCTGTGGACTTCTTGTAATACTCCAAAGGGATGCTGGAGATTGTGCCAGAGATTAGATCACGGCAGCGTTTAATCGCAGGGACGCCTAAAGCCATCTCGCGTGAAACGATTGCTGGAAAATAATTGTTGAAGGTATAGAAACCATCATTCATTATCTGTGGCGCTTCTTGCGCCTTCATTACTTCTGACTTACGCGAAAAGAGACCCATAGGTCGCAATTATACACTACATGTAGGTCATTCCGAGTAGATTGCCGCTACCTGTTGTGGTTTCGTTAATTGGTGGACAACCATGGCTGTAGAGATTGCACCCGATACATCTCCAGCACTTTTACGTTTAACAATGCGCCACGATGAGTCATTAGTCTTAGCTGCGCAGTTATTCATCTGCTGTACCCAGTTTTCCTGCCCTGCATGAACGAGCGTGTTATTGACCAGACTGTTTAAGAGATCACCGCAAGCCTGATAAAAGGCAGCGCCTGAAATGTCGAGCGTCATCTGTCCTGCGTTTGAGAGCTTCTCGGCAATTGACTGAGCCGTGTATTTGTCGTAGCAGATTTGTCGAGGACGATACTGGTCAGCCCAGCCTTTTATCTCAGCAGCTATTCTTAAATCATCTACAGAGATTTGACTTTCCCACGTCTGGAGAATCCCAACGCCAATTCTGCCGTCAGGCAATATCTGACCAGCAACGAGGCTTGCATTGCGGCGAGAAGGAGACACATCGAAAGCAAAGACTGTATAGCCGCCGACAGGAATCGTGAGCGAGGCATCGGACGTGTCCTCAAGGACTCCGTGAGGCCAAGGAGAGCTGAGAGAATCAATCCATTGACATAGCAACTCAGTTCTAGTGTTTTCAATAGGGCTTGTAGCAACAGCTTCTTCAAGGGCTTCCTCCGTGATCGTGTAGCCGAGTGCAGGGTTCGCTTGAGCCCAGCCTTGGCGGTCTGTAATCTTGCAATACTGTGGCGCGCTATATTCATAGAACCCAAAAGATTTAGGAGGATTTTCAAGCGCAAGGGAGCGCAAAGAATTCAGTACCTGGGAAAAAGCGTCTCCTGCATTGCTGCACAGAAGCGTCTGAGAATTTGGGTGCGCTCTAGTCGTTGGTGTAGCTGCTCTGTATCCTTCTTCGCTGATTTCTCTGACTTCATCGATGAATAATAATCCGTTGACAGATCTTCCGCGAGAGCCATCTCTAGTTGCCGCAACAACGTCAAGCCTTGCTCCAGATAGCATGAGTATAGATTCTGTTCCATTAGCGTGACGGATTTGCTTGACGAAGCCTTTGAGATGGTCATTGTTCTCCAATATGTCGGTTACTTGTCTAAAGGTATCCAAAGCCATGCTTCTATTAGATGACATGATCAGAACGTTGGTTTCCCACTTGAGAAGGTGAGCCAGTATAAGCATACGAGCTAAATGGGTCTTACCGTTCTGTCTAGCGATAAGGAGCAGGTTAGTCTTGCGAATCCAATTGCCAGCCTTGTCCACCGTCAGCATGTCCTTCAATACATGCTCCTGCCATGGCAATAGCGGCATCTTAATAATCTCACAGAGGTCTTTAACGTCCTGAAGTTTGTTTGCACCCTTGAGAGGTATGGACTGAATCCTTGGTTTAGTTGCCCCTCGTAACGGCTTGGAACGCTTGGTTGCCATCGGGTTAGTTCTGGACTGGTCTGGACTGGAAC